CTAGCCTCACCCTGTAAGGGGCGAGGGCCCACCGCTCACGCGGATGTGGAGGAGATAAACTCCATCCATACTCGGTCGTCACGATGTATCTCATGAAGAAATACATGGAACGGCCGTTTCACCGTGTGCGTTCTGACGCGCCGGACCCTGAAAAGGTCTCGAGCACGAACGTGTTTGGAGGTTTGTACCCCCTTATAATCACCGGGTTTAAACTGATTGGCCTTAAGCCAGTCAGCTCGATAATCAGGTAACACGTGTGGTGAGATGTAAACCTCACCAAAACCGTCAGAACGGTCCCAAGTGGCGTTAAGCCAATGGTAAAATCCTCCTTCACCAGTGGACGACGAATCACTAACCGGCTGAAGCCGGCAGTCAGGGTCGTCGTCCGAAACAAGCTGGTACTTGAAGGAGGTATCCCATCCACCCCAAAGCTGTGAAGGAACGAAAGATTTAAGCCAAAACCAAATACCTTCGACTTCAAAGTCAAGGACCGAGAGGCCCTCGACAGTTGCCCACTGACGTAGCTTGTTAGCTATATCAATGAGCTGGTCTAAATACTTGATCGGCTCCCTCACATAGAAAGGAGTGATATCGAGCCCATTCCAATAATGACCACCACACGATTCCCGGAAAGGACCTGACGAAAAGGACTTATCAGCGTTAAGCTGGAAGCCCATGTAAGTCAGAACCTTCTCCAGGGGTGCGGCGAGATCTGTTGGACAGATTATATCATCACCGTATACGGACACGACTCCACGGGTCTTCGTAAAGAAAGCAGTGGTCCGCGCAAGAGCCAGAAAGAGAAGACTCTCTAGCTCAAACGTGAAACCGTTGCCCATCGACGAAAACATATGGTTCCGATGTTCTTCACCATCAATGATGGTGACTTGACACCTTACAGCGTCAAGGAAGGTGTACCAACACTCAGGCAGGAGAAGCTCCACCAGACCAGAGGAAACGCTATCACTAGCGCTACTCAGATCCAATGTCGCCAATCGTCCACTTAAGGACCCCTCGCGAGCGAGCGACCGGTTTATCGACTGGTCGTTCAGGTTTATGCCGGTACGGCGTAGGCATGCACGAAAGTGCTTCCCGATACCTTTCTGGACGAACATGTTCAGATCGGGCTCCTTACAGGCGCATCGATCTATATCGGTTTTCTTAGGGACGGTGAACAGCACATTACCGGGGACCACATTGGTTCTCAACCTGGCCCCTTCACCAAGCCACCCTACAACCTGAGGAGAAACGAATTCCTCCCAAATCGCAAGGCAGCGAGACGTAACGTCTGCTTGTCCGAGGTACTTACGAGCCGGATGGCTCTTCGTACGGTTGCGGGAAGTTGACGCACCCCCTGAAAAGGAACCGATAAGGGCCTCTTCGGGAACCGTGTCACCTATGATACCAGAAATGATATCACGACATACCTCAACGAAGCTACCAAAGGAAACTCTTGGCAAGATATTATACTCGTCAGGAGTCATGAGCAGACGCTCATTGGTTGCTTCATTTTCGCGCTCGGTACACAACCATTTAAAGATGGCCCGAGTTCGCCGGACAGCCGGCGGGTCTGTCTCATCAGAGACAAACTTAGAGAGAATTTCCGATTTCAGATAGTCGGTCTTCACCGACGCTCTTAGACCGTTGATTCTCTCCACGAGGAGGGTAGTCAGTCCAGCCGGGACGCTCCACCGATTGCCTGATGGCGATCGGCGATGTTTCTTGTTGGTCACGTGGTACTCCAATCATAACCGTCCCCCTCAAAGAGAAGGAGAAGAAAAAGGCCAAGATAATTACAACGAAAGCAACAATAGCTGCCAGCGCAATAACCTCAAGGCCCCTCGTGGCACCGAGCATCAGTAAAGAGTGCTCGGACCCGTGACTGTATCGTGGATCAGAGAGCTGGAGGCCAGAATGGCCGCCAACATCTGCCACGTATGGTCACGCTCAACCGTTGAGCTCGTTTCGTCGTGCGTGAACGTAATGTCCGCGTACGCCGTGCGAACGACGGTAGGGCGGGAAATCCCGCCGGAGACGACATCCTGGACGACAGGGACAACCATCTTGATCGCCGACTTCAGCTTACCCGTCTGGGTACGCGTGGACGAGATCGAGAGGCGTTTATCGCCGATGGGAACACCGGTCGACTGGACCAATGTCGCAACACCATTCGAGATACCGTTCGGATTGAACGTATGCGTATCTCCCTGAAGGTCAGTGATGACCACAGGAACCAATTGGGGCATAAGTTTGCCTTTCAAAGCCAGTTGTATAGCTGGCGGAGGATGACTAGCAAAATTGCTAGCCTGGTTGGATGGAGGGTGTACCGGCTACAAGAGCTGATACGAAAGAGCTAGAGCATTGGCAACTCTAGCGGTGGAAAACGGCGTCGTGTCTGCATAAAATTGCGGGGTAGGAAACCTCGCATAGCAGACCCGAGAAAAGTCAAAACCGCGTTCGCGGAAGTGACCAGTCGTCAATATACCGGTTCCGTTGTAAGCGTTGGGCACAGCCCTAGCGTCCAAAAACCATTCCCGGTGCATTGTCGTATAACCGCCGTGGTCTTCAAGGCCAAAGCCCGCCGTACAAGCCTGTAAGACTTGACCGATCGGTACGAACCAATCGATAGCAAATGACCAGGGAAGAAGTTCCCAAGCCACGCTGGCAGGATTTATCAGACCGATGGAGTTGAGGAACCGAAGGTTCTTCGAAGTCACTATCCCAAGGAACAAAGTACGATAAGTACCCTTGACCTCAGAAATATAGGTACAGCTCCCAAAAGGGAACTCAACCTTGTGACTAAACTCCGAGGTGGCACGACCCTCAACAGGGTAGTGCTCCTCTAAGACACCAACGACTGCACGGGCAAGCCCATAACAGTCAGAAAGCAACGGCTTCCAACCGTAACTATAGGCGAGCCAAGCGTTAGCAAGGTTCTCCCTGGTGCGGCCTGAAGCAATATCTTGTTTACGGACACCGAGGATCGAAGGGAGAAGCTCCCATTGACCTCGCCGCATAGCGAGCAATAAAGTCGCTACTTTCCTTGCGGAATCTGCAAACAAGTTGACAGTCTGTTTGCCCTCGCCCAAACTGGCGCCGAGCTCGGATTTTGAATCACCGAGCTTGTTAAGAGCGCGAGTAACAGACTCAGCCGCAGCATTCTCCTGGTTAGGAGCTTGCCCGATATACGTGAAAGGTTCGTGTTCCGACGATATGTACTTCTCGTACTTATAATCGAAGGTAACTTGCCCTTCATGAATCGGATGCGGACTGGGGTCATAACGTCCAATGTAAAAGGGCTCGTCAACGACGACTTCTTTCACACTACGCCAGTAGTTATAGGGAGTCTTATGATCCCCTTGAACTGGCGCTGGCTTCGACGAAAACGCGGTGTTAACCGGGAAAGCGTCGATAATCTCGTTGCGCGGAGAACCGTCAACGATGCCAGAAATGCGAGCGACGCGGATATCACGTTTATAGTGAGAACCCACGGCATTCGTGAAGGACGGGAAACCGGCCATAATTACTACCTTTGTGTCATAGTGAGCCAAGCGGCCCACCACGACCCAATCCGGCAATGCCGAACTGGCGCGCATGAGCGCGTACAGACCCGACTCCCGAAAGGGA